TTTTCTTTTGTTTAAGGGTCGACCTAGAATTGTTGTGGACTTGTGGACTTGTGGTCAAAACGAGGTTTTTGGTCAGAATCCAGTTAAGCAGTTTTCTCGTTTTTCGGTACTAAATTAGTTTTAGCCGGTACTAAATTAGTTTTGCATTTGAGGTGAAATTTTGCGAAAACCGCATTTTGTCCCTACTTTTTTTGAGAATGAAAAAGTATGGTCAGCTCTGGAGGGTACCGGTTGTCAACATTGTCCACACTGACCATAAGTCCCTAACATATTAAGAGGGGGAATGAAGTCAACTAAAACCGCATTTTTAATTTTTCATATATATATAAGGACTGGACGAAAAGTATGGACTTATGGTCAAATAGTTTTTGTCGGTCATAAGTCCATAAGTCCAGAACAATTTTAGAGTAACCTTTGGGAGTGGGAAAAATTTAAATTTATGGAACCGGTCTCAAATGGAATTTTTAGCAGGTGGGATAGTTTGGAAGTTTCTTAGTTTGGAAGTTTGGAATCTATCGACCTGTCTCCTCCATGCGGAAAAATCCGTGTCACGCGCGAGTAAAAACTTTCACTTTACAAGATGCTCGGCGCGTAATACAATGGAGCAATGTCACATTACGGATCGAAAGAATGGCCTGGGTCTGAAGGCGTAAAAGCTTTTGCGCAGGAATACGTCATTGACTTTAATCCTGTCGCGGCCGTTTACCGAGCCAACCTAAGACCTGGTAGAAAAACTGCTAAGAAGATCGCCGAAGAGCTTCTCAGGCTTTCAGACGTACAGAAAGAAATACGGAAATTGATGGATGAGTCCGAAAAGTCATCTCTGATCACCAAGAGTCGCGTAGAATCGCTCCTATGGAAAGAAGCGAATGATATTATGGAAAGCGGGTCTAGTCGCGTAGGAGCGCTCACACAGCTTTGCAAGGTGAAAGGCTACAACCATGAAAGCGAAAGGGAACTTACCCTGAAAGGCAAGTCCCCTGTAATCAATATCACTCTTACCAGTGAAGAGTCTTAAACTTTAGAAAATCCGCTATCGATGTTTGCTTGCAAGCGTTTAGCGCGTTTTATGGCAGTTTGCTTAGTTACCCAAGAGTTACTGTTAAAAACATGACGCTTAGCACCGATTTTGACCGCCGCGTATAGGTCAGAGTTTGAAGAGTGTTTCCGGATGCCGGTGTTTTTTGTGATTTTGTTGATGCTACAGCAGTGGCGCTTGTCGAATTTGTGTGCGCGTATTTGTGTTAAAATCCGCTTGTGAGCCTCAGACTCTGTTACGCCTAAGCTATTTACGAGTTGAGTTTTTAGGTTGCGATATGCTTTTAGTAATTTCATAGTAGTTCTTAGTAGTTATAAGTTGGTGACAATCCTGACTATAGACACTTCTTGCTAGATGTAAACACCTATTTTAGCAAAAACTTAAAATAATTTCATGACTGCAGTTCACTAATAACCCGATCCATGCCTGACCTTTTAGCGAGTCTAGCGAAATTCAAGTAGAAGTCCTCAGGATCCGGCTCAAATGTACCGCACCACTCATCCGCTATTGTGTCTGCTGCGTCCATTATGTCGTTAAACATATCCAGATTTAGATCATATTTCCTGACAAGAAGTTCAGCACACAGATCACTATACCGGTTTTTGAGCCATCCACATTTGTTATAGAAAAACTTGTTGTGGCCGGCGCCTAGCTTATATTTTTTTGGCATAGAGACATCGCTCGGCTTAAGTCCGGAGCGTTGTAGTTTGAGAACCGCTGTAAAAATGCGAGGCAGCTCGCGGTACTCCGCCATCAGGTGTTTACCTGACAACGAAGACGAAGACACTAAATTGATACGAGTCATAGTAGTTCTTAGTAGTTATTTTTCGTACAATAAAGTCACAAATCGTGAATCACCGAATGAATGGATTAGCTCATATCCAGCATTTCCCAGTTTGGCTTTTCTCTTTTCCCCTTGTGCTATGCTTTTCTGGCATTGTGTGTCTATTGTGATTGTTTTCATGGTAGTTATTTGTACTTGCGTGCTTTAAAGAGAATTAACAAAAGCTAACAAGTCGCTGTTAATCAAATCATCGTTAGGGTGTGGTGTGGCGTCGTGCTTTGTGTTCATAGTAGGTTTGGTTTGTGTGCTTATGTTATAGTTCACCTTGGAATTTCATTTCGTCAATTGTTTCCGCTACCATATCCGCTACGCTGTAAAAACGGCCATAATCTATCGCTTCTCCGTTGTGCTCTCTGCGTGCTAATTCTTCCAAGTATCCATTCTCGGTACTCAAGTTGCTGGCAATAGCGTTTTTAATTTGTTTAGTAGGCCGTTCGCGATATTCGGCCATTTCAAGTCTCTTTTCCAAGGCATCCTCCTTGTCGAAGCAAGATTGTACTCGTTTAATAAGTGTTTGTGTTTTCATAATATGTCTCAGTAGTTATAAGTTGGTGACAATTTTGACTATAGATACTTTTTGCTAGATGTAAACACTTATTTTAGCAAAACATTTTAATAAGATCTTCTTTGACTTTATTGTAAATCAGATTGGCTTCATCAAGAAATTTTTCAACTTCTATCCAATTCTCGCCGCAGTTTTCTGCGATAAAATCGTCAATCATGTTTTGGCCGGTCCACGTCATGAAGTTCTCGATGGCTTCTTTGTTGAGAGGGTAGTCTACGTCGTGAAATTTATACACGATTTCGTGGTGCTGCTCTTCGGTAATATATGGCTTTTTCATAATAGTTCTTAGTAGTTATAAGTTGGTGACAACTTTGACTATAGATACTTTTTGCTAGATGTAAACACTTATTTTAGCAAAAACTTAAAATAAAAAAGGGACTCACCATTTAGATGAGCCCCTTGTCTTAAAGATCAAATCAGGCTCTGGATGTCATCTCGCGGAGAGCTTCTTCAACTTCTTCCAACACCGACTGATAATCGAGCGAGGGATCTAACTGACCGGTTCTGCTAGTGTTTTTTGCGACAAACTCTGTCACCATGTCTTTTCCGGTCCACGTCATGAAAGTCTCAACGCGAGATTTATGACTTTCATGCGGTATTAATGAGCGTTGAATAGTCAAAAACGCTTTAGCGATTTGTGCGAATTGTTTGATTGTTATATATGGCTTTTTCATAATAGTTCTTAGTAGTTATAAGTTGGTGACAACTTTGACTATAGATACTTTTTGCTAGATGTAAACACTTATTTTAGCAAAAACTTAAAATAAAAAAGGGACTCACCATTTAGATGAGCCCCTTGTCTTAAAGATCAATGCTTAGTACTACCAACCGATTAGCTCTTTCGCTTCTCCAGGTAAGTATCCAATTTGGCTTCCTTCTTCAAGGTAAACCACGTCTTTTTCCTTTTTGATTTCATCTATATCTTTAAAGTAGTCCCCATGATTCTGGTGCGCGAGGTCTAAGCGCGCGTCCATATTTAAAAAGTACGCATCGGCGATGCTGTACTCGAATGGCCACGACGGTTGGCTCGCAAAGCGAACCTCCGCATCTTCACTTACGTGCTCTTTAATTTCTTCTAGAGTTTCAATTAGTTGTTGTATTGTCATAGTAGTTATTGGTTTGTTATTATTTTGCGCGACGCGTAATTTCAGCCCAAGCTGCTTCGTGGCGAGCTTTAGAGCGCTCAGGGCGAAGATAACGAGCGGTTGATCCGGCAGAATGCTTGTGGTAAATAGCCCACAGTCGGCGTTTGGACTTAGTTTTCATCTCTTCTTGGAGTTTTGTGGCTGTGATTTTCATAATAGTTCTTAGTAGTTATAAGTTGGTGACAACTTTGACTATAGATACTTTTTGCTAGATGTAAACACTTATTTTAGCAAAAACGCTAATTAATTTACTTTTTTGCGCGCTTGTTTTATACTTATGGCCTGTGATTGATTCTCCACCTTCAAACGAATGCAATTTAAGGCTCCACCGGCAACAGTCTGTCGCTTTTCAGTCTGTCGCTAACGAAATTTTGTATGGCGGTGCTGCCGGTGGCGGAAAAAGCCATTTAATGCGAGCGCTCGCAATCTACCTTTGTTGTCTGATTGACGGACTCCAAGTCTACCTTTTTCGTAGGCTTTCAGACGACCTAGTCAAAAACCACATGACAGGCCCTGGATCATTTCCGGAAATGTTGGCCAATTGGATGGACCAAGATTTAGTCCAGTACAATGGGAGCAAAAACTACCTAGAGTTCAAATGGAACAAATCGAGAATCTGGTTGTGCCACTGCCAACACGAAAAAGATAAGTTCAAATATCAAGGAGCTGAGATTCACGTCTTATTGATTGATGAGCTTACACACTTCAATGAAAGCATCTACCGGTATTTGAGAGCTCGGTGCCGGTTAGGTGGCTTGCAAGTACCTGAAGACTGGTCAGCAAGACTACCTTTAGCTCTTTGCGGATCGAATCCAGGCGGCATAGGCCATACCTGGGTCAGAAAAACATTTGTGACCTACGCACCACCTCTTTCTGTAAATAGGACGCCTAAAAAAGAAGGTGGTATGTTGAGGCAATACATTCCTGCGAAAGTTAGCGACAATCCGACGCTTTTGAAAAACGACCCTGACTACTTAGACCGTCTAGAAGGATTAGGCGATCCGGCTTTAGTTGCGGCTATGAAAGATGGTGATTGGAACATTGTCGCAGGCGGTGCCCTGGACGACGTTTGGGATAGCGACATCTTACGTCTACCCAGGTTCAAAATCCCTTCTAATTGGAAAATCGACCGCTCGTTTGACTGGGGCTCTTCAAAACCTTTTTCTGTGGGTTGGTGGGCAGAAGCTAACGGTGAAGAAGTCCGTTTTCCACCTTCTAAAGATTATCCTTCCGGCAAAAGATTCTGCCCGCCAAAAGGCACTTTGATTAGGATCGCAGAGTGGTATGGATCAAAAGGAGGGCCTGGCACCAATGCTGGTTTAAAACTAGGATCTGAAGAAGTGGCCGAAGGGATTGCAAAAAGAGAAAGGCAGCTTGTAGAGCAAGGTTGGGTTAAGTCAAAAGCCGTAGCCGGACCTGCGGACAGCTCCATCTTTTCTAATGACGACAAGTCCGTCGACTGTGTTGCCACCAAAATGGAAAAGAAAAAAGTCAAGTGGCTTAAGTCAGATAAAAGCAAAGGGTCACGCAAGAATGGTTTACAATTGCTCCGAGATAGGTTAAAAGCTTCTTTAAGCGGTGAAGGACCAGGCATCTTTTTCTGCGAAAATTGCACAGCATCATTCGACCTTTTACCAGTACTACCAAGAGATGAAAATGACCCAGAAGACGTTGACACCGACGCCGAAGATCACCTTTATGATGAAGTGCGGTACAAATGTCTTTCACTCGTCAAAAACCGCTACAAAGGTCTAAAAGCTAAGCACTCAACGTAAAATGTCTCACGAAACTATAAATGAAACAAATCCGAATCTAGTAGTTGAAAACCCTGCCTTAAATAAAGGCGTCGGCTACAAGCTTCCCGAGTTCGAGGAAATTCTGCCCGACTGGGATCTAATTGACGACGCCATCTCCGGTGAGCGTCCTGTAAAAGACAAACGCCAAAAGTATTTACCTGCTCCAGTGCCTTTTAAGGTAGATAGCTCAGTCGAGAATGTCGCTCGATATGATTCGTATTTACAAAGAGCGGTTTTCTACTCTGTGACTAAGCGCACGATTAACGGCCTCCAGGGCCAAGTTTTTCGGACTGACCCGGTTTTAGAGACTCAACTAAGTGACTTCGGAAAAATAGCAGCGGACATTGACGGATCTGGTGTAACAATTTTCCAGCAATCCCAGAAGGCTCTTTTCCACGTTATTGGTAAAGGCCGCGCAGGTTTGTTAGTAGATTTTCCTAAAGCTGAGGGTGAGATAAGCGTACAAGCTATCGAGGAGCAAGGAATGCGACCTGTCATAGTTTGCTACAACCCTAAGCAGATCATAAATTGGAGGACTAAAGCCGTTGGCTCTGAAAGTCGTCTGAGCTTGGTTGTAATAGAAGAAGACGCTACAGTTGAAAAATCTGAGTTTGAGCATAAAACGGAAAAGAATTGGCGTGCGCTTAGACTAAGAGATGAAGGAATTTACACGGTCGAGGTTTACAAGTTTGACGAAAAACAAGGAGAATTTGTTACCGTCGAAGAAGAAAGAGCTCCGACTAAGCAAGACGGAACAACTTTTGACTACATACCTTTTACTTTTATTGGGTCAAACAACAACGATCCTCAGATTGACAACCCGCCTTTGTATGACATAGCTTCGTTGAATATGGCACACTACCGGAATTCTGCTGATTACGAAGAAGCGGTTTTCATCACAGGCCAGCCAACTCCATACGTTTCTGGTATTGGCGAAGAGTGGGCCAAAGAAATTTTAGGTGACAACATCCAACTTGGTAGTCGCTCTTTGCTAGTACTTCCGGAAGGTGGCAATGCTGGGCTTATTCAACCTAACCCTTCAAACTGGTCTTTCGATGCTATGAGGCACAAAGAAGAACAGATGGTAAAGCTAGGTGCAAAACTTATTGAGTCTGTGACAGTGCAACGTACGGCCAAAGACGCTACTATGCAAGAAGCATCCGAGACGAGTGTTCTTTCAATGGCTGCCGAAAATGTTTCTTCTGCTTACACTTCAGCGCTAGGTTTTCTTTCGGACTTTCTAGGCCAAGAATTCGACCCAGAAAACACTTACTTTTTACTCAATAAAGATTTTGAAATCCACAATCTAACACCACAAGATCAATCTGCAATTGTTGCAAGTTGGATGGCCGGTGCGATTGACGACGAAGAAATGCGAGAGAAATTTCGAAAAGGAGGGCTAGCGTTTCACGATCTAGAGACGTGGCGAGATGCTAACGACGACGAGCTAATGAATAGAGGTATTGGTTCAAACGAGTCTGAAGTAAGTAACGAAGACGAATAATGCCATCAGGAGATTCTCTAAGCGAAATCGCAACGCGGCACCAGGTTTTTCTTGAGAGGCTGAAAACTCAAAAAGCTCGGGAATTCTCTAGCTCAATCGATGCATTGACTCGTGCAATCCAGGAGACCGTAGGGGAGCTTGAAGTTTCAAACTTAGGTGAATTAAACGCGAGGCAGTTAAAGTCGTTTCTCGGCAAATTGCGCAAAAAGCAGGACAAGATTCTAACTAAAAGCTCGGAGGATTTTGTCAAATCTTTGAGAGAGATTTCAGAGTACGAGTCTGGATTTGAGGTAAGATCTCTAGACTCAGAACTCAAAGACGCGTATTCGAGAAAAATCAAGCTACCAAAAGCTGAAGCTGTTTACTTAGGTGCTCTAAAATCCCCACTAAGTGCAACTGGCGAGCTACTTGAACCGTTTGTCAAGAAGTGGCAAAGGTCGACAATTTTGAAAGTCGAGAATTCTGCCAGAAGAGCTTGGGTAGAAGGCAGAACAACTAGTCAATTCGTCAGAGAAATCAGAGGCACCAAAGCTAATAAATTCAAAGACGGTCTTGTTGAAGGGGTGAGCCGCAGACAAGCAGAAGCTGTAGCAAGAACTTCTGTGCAACACATGGCTTCAGAATCTAGAATGGCTGTATGGAAAGCCAACAAAAGCTTAGGTCAAAAATACCGATACGTCGCAACTTTAGACAGCCGAACGACTGCGGTTTGCAGGTCTCTTGACGGTAAAGTATTTGAGCTTGGTAAAGGCCCAAGGCCGCCTGTTCATATCGGATGCCGATCAACTACTATTCTAGAACTTGAAGAAGAGTTTCAATTTCTTAATGAAGATGCAACCAGAGCTTCTAAAGTTGGGCCAGTTAGTTCGAATGAGACGTACTATTCGTGGCTAAAAAAGCAAAGCGCATCTTTTCAAAATGACGCAATCGGAAAAACGAGAGCAAAACTTTTACGGGACGGAGGCTTATCGGCGGAAAAATTTTCTGCTTTGCAACTTGACCGGAATTTTCAGCCGATGACGCTGAAAGAAATGAGAGCAGCTGAGCCTTCAATTTTTGAGAAGGCTGGCTTATAACTAACCAACACTAAATGCAACCATGCTGAAAAAAGTAATCGAATCACTAGACCAAGTTGACGAAGCTTTTCGTCTCTTGTATGAAAAGAAGGCGGACGACAAATTTCATCTTAAGATTGAAGATGACGACGCCGGCGCTCTAAAAAGAGCAAAAGAACACGAAAAAGATGCTCGAAAATCTGCGGAAGCGAGAGCTGCGTCGGCTGAAGAAGAACTGAAAGCTCTTAAGCAACAACTGTCAGAGCAATCTGAAAAAGACGCGCGTGACAAAGGTGACATCGAAGCTATTGAGAAATCTTGGCAAAGTAAATACGACCAGCTTAAAAACAATCTAGATGAAAGTTTAAGCACTTACAAGCAAGCGCTTCAGCATCAAACAGTTGGCGCTACTGCGCGCACTATGGCTAATGGGCTAGCTGGAGAAAATGCTGAAATTTTACTACCTCACATCGAGAAGCGGTTACGCTCTGAAGTAACAGACGCAGGAGCCAAAACTCGTGTGCTTAACGAGGACGGAACTCCTTCTGCTCTGACTGTAGAAGAGTTGCAAAAAGAATTTTTTACAAATCCACGTTTTCGAGCTATTATAGTAGGCAGTAAGGCTAATGGTGGCGGTGCGCACGGTAGTCAGAGCGGCGGTGCCGGACAACAGAAATTTTCACAAGCTTCCCCGGCCGAGAAAGTTGCTTTCAAAAGAAAGTACGGAGACGACGCTTACCGGAAGTGGAGAGATTCTGATTCTAACTAAAATCAATCAAAATTCACACTCACAAAATTAGAATAGCAAATGGCTAAAGTAACATTATCAGATGTCATTGACATCGAAGTCTATCAAGATCTACCAGCGGTCAATTCGCCTGAAACGACTGCTTTTTACCAATCCGGAATTATCGTAAACTCGCCACAACTTAACGAATTTGCAAATTCTCCTAGCGCAACAGGTGAACTTCCTTTCTGGACTGACATCAACGCTTCTTCTGAGCCCAACTACTCAAATGACTCTGACACTGAAGCAGGAACTGACAAAGTCAGTCAAGCAAGTCAAAAGTATCGGATCGCTTACATGAATAAAGGATTCGCTGCAAAAGACCTTGTCAGCGAGTTGACCATGGGAGCAGAAGCTCTGCAACACGTTCGCAACCGCATTGACACTTACTGGCAACGCCAATGGCAACGCCGTTTGATCGCTGCTGCTCAAGGCGTATTAACAGACAACGTCGCTAATGACAGCGGTGACATGGTCTACACAGCTTATTCGGATGTATCGTCTCCAACAAGTGCCAATAAGTTCAGCCTTGCAAACTTTAACTCTGCAGTTATTGGTTCGCTAGGTGACGCTTTTGAGTCGCTATCAGTTGTAGCTATGCACTCTGCCGTTTATCACACGATGGTTGACAATAATGAGGCTGAGGACGTTCGTAACAGCGACGGCACACTTCTTTACCGGGCTTACAAGGGTTTGCGTATCGTCATCGACGATGGCCTTCCTGTAACAGCCGGAAGCAACTCTAGCAAATATCTGTGCATCCTTTTTGGTGCAGGAGCTTTTGCTTACGGAGAAGGTTCTCCGCAAGTACCGCTAGAAATTGAGCGCAGTGCCAAGTCTGGCAACGGCGGCGGTGAAGAAGAATTCTGGACTCGCAAAACTTGGTTGCTGCATCCAGGCGGCTTCCAGCATATCGGCACTCCATCCGGCCAAAGCTTCACATTAGCTGAACTGCGTGCAGCCTCGAATTGGGATCGAGTAATTGAGCGCAAAAACATTCCACTAGCTTTCTTAGAAGTTAACGTCTAAGCATGGTTGTAGGGGAGGTAGAGACCGCAAATCTTTGCCTCCCCTATTTTTCTAACTGATTCTACACTACAAAATAACTATCATGAAAAGAAATGAATTTGGAGCACCTGTAGGCTTTATGCTACAACCTGACGAAGCGACTGTTTTGCAGCAAGCGCAACTAAAAAAGAAAGCTGGAAACTTTAGCAAAAAGCATGCAGCAGAAATTAAAGCATTTTTCCAATCTCGCTACCCAGATCCAGAAGGTCTTGAGGAAGATCTACTCGGTGAGGCTGGCAAAAAAGAGTTAAGTCTTGAAGAAATGGAGCAAGCCCTAAAAGCTGCCGGAGTAAAAATTTCTCCTAACGCCAAGCCTGCAACAATTAAGAAGAAGTATGAGGAGCTTGCATAGCAATGTCGCTTGTAATTGAAGATGGTTCAGTCGTAGCCGGAGCACAATCCTATGCTTCGGTTCAAAATCTTAAAGACTATGCGTCTTTGAGAAGGTTGACCCTTCCTGAGAAAACCGAGGAAATGGAAGCATTGCTGATAAAAGCTGTGGATTACATCGAGTCTTTCAGAGATAAGTTCAGGGGTCACAAGAAAAATGACGACCAGGCTCTTCAATGGCCTCGCGAGCATGTATACATAGACAACGACTATTTTGACAGTGGAGCCATTCCAGTTGAGCTTATACAAGCTCAGTGTCAGCTAGCATTCGACGCTATTGGCGGAGACTTACAAGCTACAGGTTCGGGCCAACAAATCATACGTCAAAAAGTTGGTCCTATTGAAACTGAGTACAGCGATTCAGGATCTTCAACCGTGCAGCGCCGATTCAATAAAGCAGAAGCTTTTCTAAAGCCGCTTCTTAGGGCGACTTTCAGGACAGTGTCTGTCACAAGGTCATGATTGACTACACGCAGATTCAGAATGACGCATCTAATGCAATTGCGGAGGCTGGCCTAAAGTCCGTCATCGTAGAATGCAAAACAGAGTCTGACCCAGTCCTAAGGTCAGACTCAATCTCTTTTACAGACTCAGCGACCACTTTTATGGTCAGAGTCCCAAAGTCCCAAAGTGTTAGCTCGGCATTTGAGAACGTAACGCTACCAGACTCACTTAGAAAGCAAGCGCTTTACCTTTTAGCGTCTTCAAAAGGCATCGCTTTTAAGGTTGAAACAGATCACTTAGTAATTTTTAACGGAAGCTACTACGACATAAAAAGCTTAGCTGAAGTCGTCCCAAGCACTACTTCTTTGATCTTTTATTTTCTTTTGACTCCTTCGACAAAAGACGTGTCTACCATAAAAAATTTACAGCTTAGTGACCCAGACGCTCTAAGTGCGGCCATCAAAAATTTGACGTAATGCCACAAACTTTTGCAACTGACATAAAAACTTGGGCCGAAAAGTCAATGGCTTCATACGAAAGCGCTTTTAAGCAAATTGCTTTAGCTTTGTTTACGTCAGTAATTAGAGACACACCGGTCGACACTGGTAGGCTTAGAGGGAATTGGGTAATTTCTAGCTATAAGCCAAAAAAGAAAACTGTTGAAGTCATTGACCCGACTGGCTCAAAAACAACGGCGAACATAGAGAAGCATATTCGCAATCTTAAAATAAACAGAAAAGCTGCGTCTGTATTCCTAACAAACAGTCTACCTTATACCGCCCGCATAGAATTCGATAAACACTCAAAGCAAGCGCCTCAAGGCATGGTGAGAATCAACGCCGTAAGAATTGCACAAAAACTAAAATCTAAATATGGCTGATTCAGACGTAGAAATTGCATTAGTGTCTGCTGTAAAAGACTTACTAGACGAAAATTCTGTGGATACTTCTAGCGGGGCAGACGGACTTGTGCAGTGGGAAAACACTCTATTTGACCACGAAACGAAAAAAGACTGGTTCAAAGTCACGTTCAGCGGAGGGACTCCAGAGCCTTCGACTTTAGGACAAGGCGGCCGCGACACGATGATTGGGTTTTTGCAGGTTGACCTAAATACCGCAAAAAATTCTGGCTTAAGTTTCTTTGACACTTGGTTAGACAAATTTAGACAAAGATTTTATGCTGGCAAAGTGTTTACAAGGAACGCGCAACAAGTTAAAATCCTTTCAGTTGGAATGTCCGGTGGGCGTCCTTTCGAAAATTTCTTTACAAAATCTGTAACAATCACTTTTCGATCTGAACTTACAAGAAATATTTAACCTACAAAAAATGACATGGCTGACTCATCTCGACACAACTTATCATACGTACAAGAATCAACTTACGGAGTAACACCTACATCCAATCCGACGTTTACGGATTTACGGCACACCTCGGTAACTTTAGGCTTAACTAAAGGAGCAAAAACTAGCGACGAGCTTAACCCTGACCGGCAAATACGCGACCACCGTCACGGCATCCGCTCAGTTTCGGGCGATGTCGGCTTTGAGCTTTCTTACGAATCTTTTGACGATATGCTTGAAGCTATGGCGCAAGGTACTTGGACGGCTGACGTTCTTAAAGCAGGAACTACACGCCGCTCCTTCTCAGTACTGCGCCACTTTAGTGACATTGCTGACGGAGCTGCTAAACCTTATCAACTTTTTACCGGTTGCGAAGTTAATTCGTTCAACTTGACCGTAAATGCTGAAGACCCTGTGACTGGCACGTTTAGCCTTTTAGGCAAAGATCTTTCGCCACTTCAAAATTTAACCGCATTCGGCACGCCAACATTTAGCTCGCCTACGACAACAGAGATGTTTGATGGGTTTACCGGATTCGTTAAAGAAAACGGAGTAACTATTGCAACAGTGACAGAAATTACACTGTCATGGGACAATGGCCTAGAACCTAGGTATAGCGTTTTCAGTGATAGCACGAGTCAGCACGGCAATGGACGGTCTAACCTAACCGGCTCAATCGGTGCTTACTTTGACGACTCTAGCTTGATTGAAAAGTTCTTAGACGAAACTGTATCAAGCCTCGAGTTTGAATTAGAAGACCCGGCTGGAAACAAGTACACGTTTTTAGTCCCAAAGATTAAATACACAGGCGGCCAAGCTGACGCGACAGGTCAAAGCAACATTCAGACAAACCTGCCTTTCCAAGCTATTTTCGATTCTACCGAAGCAACCAACATTAAAATCACTCGCACTGATGCCTAACCAAAAAGAAGACATGGAAATGTCTATGGCAGATTTCTATACCCGTGGCCCTTCTAACGAAGGGTCGCGGATGTATCTTGAAACTCCAGACGGAACAAAAACTAGCCATTGGATTTTGATCCGAGGTGTGAACAGCGACGCTTTCCGTAAAGCTGAAGCTAAAGCCAACCTTTCTTTAGTTTTAATTCTCCAGAAAGAAAAACAGGAAAAAGAAGCTTTAGGCAAAAAGTTTAAGCCAGATTACGAAGGTAGAGAAAAGAATCGCCTAGAACTTATCGCATCTCTCGTTGCAGACTGGTCCCTAAAAGAGGAATGTAACGAAGCCAATGTGATTCAGTTGTTTAAAGAAGCTCCCAACATTAAATCAGCAGTTGACTCGCACGCTGGAGAGCCTAAAAATTTTTTCGTGAAGCCGTCAAAGACCTCTTAAAGTTCGCAAGGTCAGAATTTGAATTACAGCAATTTGGAGACGGCTCAACTCAATCAAAGCGAACTCACCTCAACCAAGTTTGGAAAGCTACAGGCAAAAAACCTAAAGAACTACAAAATGCTGCAGAACTGCCGCAAGAGCTTTATTACATTTGGTCATATTATTGCAAGCTATTCACTGGTTCAGACTTATCATTTTCAGAAATCAAAAGTTGGATAAGTATCACAAAAACAGAAATTTCGCCCGACGAAGTGCAAGCTTTAATGGACATTGACCGCGTTAGGAAAGAAGTAGATTTGAAAAAATAACATGTTCGACGAACTCGCCAGTCTAACTCTTTCCGTCAAATCGGATTCAGTAAAGAAAGCTTCAGACAGGCTTGACAACCTAGAAAATGAAGCCGTTCGAGCGCAAAGAGGCGCTGATAATTTAGGCGGAGGCTTTTCAAAATCAGGTAAAAAACTTGCAGCTTTTTCTGCAGCAGCCGTTAGCGCCTACATCGCGCTTCGCACATTGCGTGAAGCTGCAGCTTTTGCAGTACAGACAAGTAGAGATTTCGAAGAAACTCTCTCATCGGTTGAGGCCGTAACGCAGTCTAGCGCATCACAAATGGCCGATATGGCTAGAGCAGCTAGATCCCTTGGAGCTACTACAAGATTCTCAGCTTCGGAAGCTGCAGAAGGAATGAAGTTTCTTGGCATGGCAGGCTTTGAGACTAGCGAAATTATTTCTGCTATGCCTGGCTTGCTTAGTTTAGCAACAGCCGGAGCACTTGAACTTGGTGAGGCTGCTGACATCGCCTCGAATGTCTTATCTGGTTTTAACATGCGAGCCGATGAATCTGCACGCGTTGCTGACGTTCTAGCAGCTGCAGCGAGTAGTTCTAACACCAGCGTTATTCAACTTGGAGAAGGAATGAAGTTCGTGGCCCCTGTCGCAGCTTCATTAGGAATTTCCATAGAAGACACAGCCGCAGCGATGGGAGTTCTTTCTGATGCAGGACTTCAAAGCACAATGGCTGGCACTGGTCTAAGAAGAGTCATATCTGAGCTAGCTAATGCATCTCCAGCGGCTACGGCGGCTTTGCAAAATTACGGCATTTCTCTAGACCAAGTTAATCCACTGACAAACAAACTGCAAGACATTGTCCAAAAGCTAGCCGATGCGGGTCTTTCTGCCGCCGACGCATTTACAATTTTTGGTGATAGAGGGGCTCCAGCAATTTTAGCTTTAACGAGTCAAACAGCTAAACTTTCAGATTTAAGCCAAGCTATGAAAGAGTCTGAAGGAAGGGCTCAAGAAATGGCTGACGTAATGGCAGACAACCTTTCTGGAGACCTTAAAATCTTACAGTCGTCAGTTGAAGAGCTTGTCTTGAGTTTAAATGAAAAATTTGGCCTAACTGAGTCCCTCAGATCAGCTACACAGGCCGCTACTGACTTTGTTCGCGCTTTGTCTTCTGACGATTTACCCTCGTCTGTCTCCGGAATAGTAAGTGAGATAAATAAGCTTGACGAAGCTATAGAAGGTAGTGGAAAGGGTGCAGCTTCGCGGCAAAAAGCTAAAGAAAGAAAATCCCTTTTAGAGCAGCGGCTTGAGCAAATTTTAGGTGAAACTTCTAGGGAAAAAATAACAGCCGAGCTTCAGCAAGTAGAAGAAGAAATTGCTGCCTTAGAAGAAAAGATCGCAAATCCTAAAACTACGGGTGTGACTAAAGGCCGTAGGAAAGTAGAATACGACTTATCGCCTGAAGAAATAAAAGCGAACACTAATCTTTTAAGAGAACAGCTTGAAGAAAGACAACAAACATTGCAGAGCTTCCAAGCTAGGGCTGATAGTTTTCTCGAAGCGGCGCTAGAAAAAGAAGTAGAACTTAGCAAGGCAGCAGCCGAGAAAAAAGCAGAGCTGGAAAAAGCTCAAAAACAGGCTGAAGAAAGTGCTAGAACTCAAAATTTAGACAGGGTCAGAAAATCTCTCTTGACCGAAGAAGAGTTAATCCAGCAAAGCTACGAGGCCAGAAAGCAGATTGTTCTAGATAACACGGAAGCAAGCTCGGAAGCCAGAAGGGACTTACTCGCTGCTTTAGAAAGTGAATCTACTGCGGAGCTTGAAGCTTTACGTGAATCGGAGCTAGCAAAATTTGACATTGTTGCTGAGTCGTTAATGACTGAGGAAGAAAAGATCAGAGCTTCGTACAAAAATCGTAGAGAGCTGATTCTTGCTGATACTAGAACAACAGAGCTTGAAAAGCAAAAGCTTCTTGACAGACTTGAAAAACAGACTGAGCAACAAAGTAAGCAAGCGCAAATAGCAAGATGGAGCGATTCAGTTGCTGCCTTTGACGACTTCCAGCAGAATCTATTAGTATTAGCTAAAACAGGCAACAGAGAAATGTCAGCTATTTATAAAGCTGGCGCAATTGCCAACACCACAATTAAAACTTACGAATCAGCGACTTCAGCTTACGCGGCGTTAGCGGGAATTCCAATCGTTGGCCCTGCTTTGGGTATTGCTGCAGCAAGTGCTGCTATCGCGGCAGGATTAGCTAATGTTCAAGCGATAGCCTCAACTAACGCCGGGTCTTTTGCTTATGGCGGAAATATCCCGGCTGGGCAGGTTGGCCTTGTTGGAGAAGCAGGCCCAGAACTTGTACAAGGCCCTGTAAGAGTATCATCAAACCTGGACACGCGAAATTCTTTAGGCGGCTCAAACAAGAGTACAGTTATTAATTTCATCGGAATCGACCGCTCAGAAGTTGAAAGCGTAGAAGAGGAAGAAACTAAAGAACAGCGGATAATCAACATCGCGGTCAACCGTTCGGTACGAAGAGCCAAAAGTGAACTTTCTCAAGAATTTAGAACCGGATCTGGCCAAGTAGCCAAATCAGTAGAAAATTCTTACAACTTACGCAGGGCGGCGAGGTAAACTATGGCAGCTTCAATTGATTTTCCTTCTCAATTCCCAAAGCCTTCGTTATCTTTTTCAGGTAAGAAGACTAGCGGAGTGACATCTACACGATTTGCTTCTGGGCTATTTAGGCAAAGAAATAATTTTAACGACTTACGCCGAGAGGCTTCTATAACTCTAGAGCTAGAAGAGCTTGACTTTTCGTATTTTCAGGGTTGGTGGAATTACACACTTTCAAATGGCTCTCTTAATTTCAATATTGACCTCTATTTAGATGGTGGAGGGCTACAATCTTTTGAAGCGACTCCTATAAATGGCGAGTACAGTTTTAAACACCAAGGTGTGGGCACGTTTGCCGTTAGCTTTAAAGCTTTACTCTTAGATCAAAATTATTTAAGAGGAGAAGAAGTTTTTGAGTTGCTTGAAGATGAAGGTGACGCAGTTCAGGATTTACTTAAGTTGCCAAATAGTTTAGAAATTTATAACAGCAACTTAGAGCCTTTCATCAATACGACTTTACCTCAAGATTACACATAATGCCAACACTTACAGAACAAGTAAACTCAGCAGTTGCCTCTCTACAAACAGAGCTTACCGAAACTCAAAGTCTTAACGGTAAGCTTGACCAATTTATCAACGGAGGGCCGACTGGCACAGTCACAACTACCGGAGGAACTTTTCCGTGCCTCAATAAAATGGTTGCAGACTTTTTAGCAAAGAATTATGCAGGCGGAGAATACGCTGAAAGCACTTTTTACGCAGGCGGCAAAATGGTTTATTACAGCAATGCTCTGTATTTAGCCACACAAGACTTTACGTCTTCTTCTACAGGGAATGCGGCAAATTCTTTAGCCGCAGATGTTGCGTCAGGTGATTTAGATTTAATCTTTAACTTTCAACCTTCAGTTGACGCCGCAGCAGCTTCAGCCGCAGCAGCTTTAACGTCTGAGAATAACGCTGCAGCAAGTGCCGCAGCCGCCGCAGCTTCGACAGCGTTTGTTACTTTAGACAACGTCACTTTAGAAACTTCTGGCGGTGCTACGCAAGTTAAAGACGGTGGTGTTACTCCCGCCAAACTTAGCTCAGGTGGGCCTACTTGGAATACAAGTGGGAGTCACGCCTTACCCTCAAATGGAACCAACGGGGGGGTTGGCTTAGAGATAAATAATGGAGTCAGCGGAAACGGACCAGCTTATGTAGACTTCCATAGCACTGATGCTACTAATCCAGATTATGATGCTCGTATAATTAAGCACACAGGAAGTAATTCCGATTTTGTCTTTGAAAACGCAGGGACTGGCAATACAGTATTTTCTCAAAATGGTTCCGAGCGGATGCGGATTAGTAACAATGGTCAAGTAAAAGTTGTTGGAGACATACTTATAGACAATGGCGGTTCTGACGGAGGGCAGTTACTTCTTGCTTCTGCAGGATATGATACTGTGCAGATTGACAACCTAAATGGTAATTTCAGAGTTGTTAATACTACAGATGCAACTGAATACATGCGGATTGATAGCAGTGGTCGATTGTTACTTGGATCTACTAATTATGGGAATGGGTTGTACGATGGAAATTCTTTTAAGTACAACAATACTGGTGGAATTCGCCTCTCAAAGAATACGACAAATCCTTCAAACCAAATAACATTCCACAACCCAAATGGACAGGTTGGTTTCATTAATTCAGACGGAAATTCTACTGTATATTCTACATCCTCCGACTACCGCCTCAAAGAAGATATTGTCGAAATAGATGGAGGCATTGATCGTTTAAAATCTCTCAAACCTTGCAACTTCCGCTGGATTTCTGACGGCACTCGTGTAGATGGTTTTCTTGCTCATGAAGCACAGGAGGTAGTCCCAGAAGCCGTTACTGGAACCAAGGATGCAATGACTACCGAAGATTACGAAGTAGTTCCTGCTGTACTTGACGAAGAAGGCAACGAAGTGACTCCTGCCGAAATGGGAACTCGTGAAGTCCCAGACTACCAAGGAATTGACCAAGCCAAACTTGTACCTTTGCTTACCAAAGCCCTCCAAGAAGCCGTAGCTAAAATTGAAGCACTAGAAGCTAGGGTTGAACAATTAGAAAATGCGTAATGAGTGACTATAGACAGGAATTGACTCTGCCAGGGGTAATACGCGGAGACCAGTGGAAAGGGATTACATCAATTGGCCCTATTACAATTGCGGGCGGTCAGCCGTCCGTTACTCTTGCCCGAGTGCGTATGCAGTTCAGGTTAGGCAATACTGTGCTTACGTTAGATAGTGATAGTGGGCAGTCTCCGGATGCACCCATATTAATCGACAATCCTACGACTTGGGTTATTTCAATCCCAGTGATTGCGAACGGCTTTTCTGAGGTAGGGAAATGGCTGTATGATATTGAATTCTATGGGACTGGGGAAGGTCCTACGACGTACATTAAAGGCAACATTTATGTTTATGACGATGTAACGAAATGAGTGCAGAAGTGACAGATATTGAAGTCAGTGTGCCAGTAACGGTTGCGGCTATAAATTTAGACGCAGCTATAGCAACTTCAGGCTCGCAGACAGTCGAAATTCCGGTCACTATTGACGGCGAAACAACAACGCTCAGAGCGGCCATGCTAGCAGCGCCAGAGATTGCAGCACCTGTCACAATAGCAGAGACACTTGCAACGGCGACAATCACCATACAAAGCGCGGCATCCGTTACAATAGACGCCGACGTAGGCCGGACCACATGGGTAGAAACATTTGAGACAATATCGAAAAATCTCAAAAAGTACCCGGCAACGTTTACCTACGACGGCGACAAGCTGCAGTCGGTGCAATATGCAACGCCAAGCGGCACGATCACAAAAACGCTAGCTTACAACGGCATTTATTTGCAATCCGTCACTCTGTCTGGGGCAATTCCTGACTACGTGGCAACCGTCAAAACTTTTGGCTACTCAACACAGAACAAATTAATCTCAATCAATTATTCGTAATGGCTTTAATTATCGACCCGGACGACCTCAACCAGGGCACAGAGGTCACAATCAATACAACTGCAAAAACGATTGCGCTTAACGTCGCTGGCAATTTGTCAGATGATGGCGTTGATGGGCAGGCATTTTATAGTTTTCTTAAAGAAGAATGGCGTAACGATCCAAGCAATAATGTGGGCTTACAATATGAGCCGCCATTTGAGCAAATGATTACGCCTGAACAGTTTGAATGGGTAAACGGATGGGAACCAGCAAACGACACAACCCGCAATTTACTGCGGAATTGTGGATGGCGTGAAATTGATCAAAACGGCGTGTTAAAACGCGAGTACATGGGAGTTATTAGTTTGGGCAACATAGACGCCACAAGCACTGCATACTACGCATTCAGCAGCGATACAGCCAAGACGGATTTTGATTTTACCGGGCCAATCAATCAAGCAATCCAAACTTACGGAAACGCTAGCAACGGCAACTTTGACAAGCGCGGCAATACGCTGACGGTCTACATTAGGTCGCAGGGCAAAACATACGCGAGCGCGACATCAACCAGCATTGGATTGACGGCGCTTAATTACATTGCAAATCGCTTCCCACTTGCGGAGGCGGTAGACAGTAAAATTAGCGCGTCTGACTCCACAATTGCAACGACAGCGCCGTACACTGGCATGAGCACCACTTACGGCGCAACGACTCGCACAATCGGCGGCACGAGCTACAATTTCAATATTGTAGTGGATGGCAACAGCGGCACGACTCAACAGATTTACGAATTTGTGCAGTACAGCTTGCGGCAATCAAGCGACATTGACGCGGGCGCTGGGTCGCAGGTCGGACAGCTTGCAAATAATTTGCTCAAATTTGAGGGCGATACGCTAAAAACAACTCAGGGCGTTGCAATTGACGATTACCAAAGCACGGATCGTAACAATTTAGTATTTACGGACACCGGCGGCACCGAGCGCACATTCCCATTCCTTGCGACTGGTACGATTCTATTTAATGCCAACTTGCAAAGCGATACGGCAGCAATTTACCGCATGTTTTTTAACTCAGGGTTTGGCACTGCAAGCGCGATTCTGGTAGACGACAACAGCGGCACCGACATTAGCGGCACAGTCAGCGGCGCGGCATCGGTTGAGTTTGATTTTGCTTATGACGAAAACACGCAAGGCGGCCGCACGGCGGGCACTGATGCAGCGGTCAAGGTTGTTGCAATGGGACTCGACCAGGCGCAGCACGTTATTGCAGACGCCACAATCACACGCGCAACCGGGCAAAATATATCGCTAGTTGCACCATTTGAGAGAAACTATAGTAATCCATAATGGCAACAATCACAGCAACTAGCCAAAGAATAGTTATAGATGGAGCTTATAAGAGCTTTACGGCAGGTAGTGGAAACACAACAACAGTAATACAATATAGCTCAGGAGATGCACCTGCTAGTGGTGATGCTGGTCGTTTTTTAATGTGGAAAAATGGATCAGCAACTGCTGACTGGGAAATACGATTTATAGAATCTGCAACAGCGTCAACTGTAACGGTTAGCGATGGCGGTTTTAGCTCTGCCCCTGCTAGTGGTGAAGATTTTGTTATATCTACGAATTGTGCGGAGATTGACACAGCTTTGTCTGACACGGTTATGCGAAGCAACGGCAGAAGCTATCAAATGATTGATCGAGATTTTGAATTAAAAAACGGTGCTTTTGTTGCCGATGTAGATATTTCTTTGAGCACTCAATCCACTCAAACTGGTGGAGGATATATCCAAACGTATCCAATCGATAATGGATGTGCATTACAATTTGGACGTTTAATAGGCGGTGAATCCAATAATAGCGTAGAAACTATTGGGGGTTGCAGCATACAGTTTGAGTTTTCTAATAACACGTTAGTGTTTACTAATCAAAGCGTAAATAATAATTCTGGGCCTATATTAAATTTTTACGGATGCTTGATAGAATCTTTTGGTAATGGTTTTAATCCCTTTATACGGAGTCCTGGGCCTATTAGAATTATTGGTACCATAGCAGATGGCCCAATGGGAGGGAGATTGTACTCACCAGCATCAGAGTTGGCAGATATTAGATTTAGCGGTAACATATCTGGTACTGTCGCTTGGTCTTTGGGGGCTACATTTACTCGACCTATTAACAACGTGTTTTTTTACCAAAACAATACCGCAATCAAAGCATTTCAAAATTTCCAAGGTATTTTTTCTAACGTAACTTTTGCAGATTCTAACACTAATATTATTGATTCATCTGGTGCTCAATCTGCGCTATTGTTTACATACATTGATTGCACTACGTTTGCGGACAACAAAATCACGCATACAAAAGGCAATTATAAACAGGCAAAATCCATTAACTACACAATAGCAGATGCTAGTGGCACTGGATTGACAGGCGCTAAAGTTGCTGTTTATGACAACGCAAATGCTATCCAGGATTCAATTAAAACTAGCGCATCGGGTGCGGTGGATATTATTAACGCTGTGTTTTTTGATAGACCTCACGGAAATACAAGCACGAATAAAGCCCCTTTCGATATACGCATTAGATTAGACGGCTACGTTTATTTGGATTTCCAAAGCGCAGTTAGTGAGCCAATTAAGCAAGAGTTACGATTATTGGTAAACTCTCAAAGGGTGGACGTAGGTGCAGCAGCAGCTGCAATAACTGGCATATCATTAAATTTTGCTACTGAAACCGTGACAATCACTCAAGATGCTAACACTCAAAAGCTATATGATTATTACCAGTATCAATTAGCTCAAGGCGCTCAAATGCAGTATGGCGAGGATTTAGTCCGCACTGGAAACTCTTTTGATTTAGATGATTGGGATATGATTGTTGACGGTTGCACATACACTGGAGACATTACGACAACAGGCACAATATCACAGTTAAACGCTGGTTTAATTGTTGGCGCAGCAACAGATAGCGCTGGCACAATAACTGTTACAGAATTAACGCTAACAGGATTAAAGGCTAATTCAGAAATCAGAATTTACCAATCAGGCACAACGACTGAAATTGACGGCGTCGAGAACAGCGGCACCACATTTGCAACAACTACAAGCGAGTCAAGCGTTGATATTGTAGTGCATGCGCTTGGCTACGAATACCAACGATTGAACGGCGTTGACACTAGCCAAAATCTGACCTTGCCAATTGGTCAGCGAGTCGATAGAAATTATAGCAATCCATGAGATACACAAGGCCCGCAGACATTTTAGAAGACGTCTGGCTTCATTTGCCAGACGAGCTTAAATTTGCGTTTAGTCGCAATATTAATCGGTCATTTATCACGCCGATGGCCGAAAAAACGCATGAAGAATTGCGCAAAGCGGCGGTCATTAATTTGCGGATTAACTCATCAGGCAATCAGCTGCGTGCGATGGCTATTGATAGCGTAAAGGATGGCGATCTGTCCGGGGTGGCCGATATGGTTGAGAGCCGTCACAATATGCTCAAAAAAGGCGAGCAAATAGAAAAGGAGATAAACGATTTGCAAGATCGACTAAACGAGTTAAAGCAAATGATTATTGCTAGGATAGAATTTTACGAGGGACAATCTAATGGTAACATTTGACGGAGCCAACAAGCGGATAATTTTGCCAAGTACCGGCAGCTATAATGCCGAGATCGATTTTTACAGCGACTGGAAGACGTGGGCAACGACTGGCGACAACCTAAAATATGAACCAGCATTTGAAACGATTGGCGGCGACGACATCGGAAGCGGACAAGAAGTCAGTCCCTATTTTTTCCTGCGCACCGATTTGGGGTGGAGAATACAACCACCAGACCAAGACGGCGAAGTCCTTATCATTGGCAACATTTTTCCGCGGACAACTGGCGTATCAATTATGTTGCCAGCCACTAATCCTTACAGCGTATCGACGCGCATTAGCGTATCGGCGCAATCGTTGACATCACGCGAGGCGGTGTTTACAGATGCCGCGCTCAATCAAATTATCCAGGCGGCAATTGCTGCAAATCAAACGTGATTTACATTTTCACAAAACGATGATAAAACCTACAGCTATGGCTAAAGCAAAACTAACAAAAAGACGTGCGAGAAAGAAAACGCTCCTTGCTAAGAAAAAAGCAATTAGAGTGAAGCTAAAGAAAAAGAAGTATCGGATTTAAGCGCGACATGGAAAAAGAGCTCATAGTTCCGTGCGCTATAGGCGCTAGCTGGCTGTGCTTAGCTGCGGGAGGTTTTTTAGTTAAAGGAACTTATACGACTACCCAACAGCTTAAAGAAGCTGTGCCGTCAATTCAAAAAGAACTTGAGAGCGTTTCTAGAAGGTTAGATGACACTAAAGCAGACATAGCTTCCAAGATAAATGACGAGCAGCAAAGCATTGCTGAGGTTCTAAAGTTAATCCAAAAGACCGACGATAAGCAAGCCGACATTTTAAGAGAGCATAGCACTAAAATAGCAGTGTTGCAACAGGCGTTTGACACTAGCCACACAAATCAGCTAGAAATGGCCAAAGACATAAAAGAACTTGTAGGTCTTCAGCATGAAATAAAAGCGAAATTTAGCATGCTTGAATTGGTTCCTGAATAACAATAACAACTACGTAGCATAAATGAAAGAAATAATCGCACTCCTTATCAACAACGCAACTGAAATTGTTGCGATTTTGACTTCATTAGTCACATTAGCTAGTCTAGTTACGGCTATGACCCCCACGCCAAAAGATGACGCAATTGTAGGCAAAATTTACAAGATCGTCGAATGGCTTGCACTAAACGTTGGAAAAGCAAAAGACACTCCGAAGAAATAACGTGGTAGCTGTAAAGCATTATGCCTGACTCTAGTTTAACGCAATCCGCAAAAGAAGCTTATGCTAGAGCTAGAGCAGCAGATGTGTTTCTTCAGACTATTGAAATTGTACATCCTTCGCAAAATTTAGATTCTGCTTTAGGCCCTTATTATTTAGTGCGAGCGACACAGCCTTACGAGCTTACATTAGAAAATTCTCAGACTGTAACTTTTGAGCCGTCAGGTTTTCGGCTTCAACCACCTTCTCAAGACGACCAAGGTGTCACGGCTTTGACTGTTGAATTTGATAACGTAGACTTACGCATTGGGAAGTTTTTTGAAGCTTGTAGAAACTACGACGAAGTTGCAACAGTTAAATACAGGACTTTTCTAGCTTCTGATACCTCTCAACCGCTTACATCTAGCCCACTAAGTTTAACTCTTTCTCAAGCAAAAATTGATCTTTTTAAGGTGACAGGCAGAGCCTCTTTTGTCGACATCGTAAATCTAAAATTCTTGACTGAGAAATATACTAGAGACAGATTTAACGCGCTAGGAAATTCATAAAGATATGTCATATCTATGCTATTTGGGTAAACCTTGGAAGTCAGGAGCAAGAGGTCCAGATGCTTATGACTGTTGGGGCTTAGTGATGGATTTCTACAAACGCCACCTCGGCATACAATTAAAAGATTTACCAACACAGAGTATAAACACTAAGCAAGCGTACAAAGCTGCCACATCTCCAGAAAACGCAGCAGACTGGATTAAGCAAAGTCTTCCGTCTAACAAATGCCTTGCGCTAATGGGCCAAGGAAAATTTCTTAATCACGTAGGCATTTATCTAGACGAAGGAGCTATCTTGCATTCTTCTAGAGGCGCAAAATTAGTCATAGTTGAAAGCATGAGGTCAATTCGTCAAGAATACGACAACATTATTTTCTATACACATAAACATGGTTGAACTAATCCAAATAAAAAACCCAATTGAGCCTCTTAAAGATTTTAAGTCTTGGGAATTTGAAGACGGTTTGTCGTTTTGGGAGCTTCTGGTGCAAGCAGGAGTAAAAGAATTTCCTGTAAAGCTTGAAGTATCAGTCGACGGAAAAGTTGTAGAAGAAAAAGATTGGGATAAACCAATCGGCGGCTGCACCGTGTATTTTTGCAACAAAGTTGAAGGTACCATAGTTGCTGCTGTGATTTCAATCGTTATAGCTGTCGTTGCTGTGTCAATCGCTTTATCACAAAGCGTCCCGAACCCAGTCATACCGGTTGTTGCAGAACCTGACCCGGTTTTTTCGTTACGTGGGCAAACAAATCAGATCAAACTCAACGAGCCGATTGAATCATGCTATGGCTATTTTCGTCATTGGCCTAGCTATGCCTCAAAGCCGTACGACCAATACATAAATAATGATTCTTTTCAATACTCACTTTATTGCCTTACTCACGGCCATATAACTGCGCCGACAGGCTTTATTGAAGACACCCCTTTGACAAATTTTCAGGGAGTTGAGACGCAGTTAATTCAACCGAACGGGCAGGTTACGTTGTTTAGAGATAACGTGCAGACATCTTCGGAAGTAAGCAATCTTGAGCTATACGGCCCTAATCAAGCCGCATACGTTGGATTTTTTACTGCTGTCGCGAATGACGCAGGGACTCAAGCAAATCTAATTTCTATCGACGTAGTGTTTCCTTCAGGCTTGTTTGAGCAGAACAGTAGTGGCAACGTAGTTAATCAGTCCGTTACGGTTGACTTTGATTACAGAGAAATTGACAACGCAGGCTTGCCAATCTCATCTTGGAATAGCCTGATCTATGAGACGGTTACAGCGGCAACGGTTACGCCAATTAGAAAAACTTTTAGCTCAACCGTGCCTCTTGGTCGGTATGAAGTCAGAGGTAGACGCATCGATAATTCGTTAACAAGCACGTCGATTCAAGATAAAGTAGTGTGGGAAAGCTTGGTTGCTTTTTTGCCAAACATTGGAGAATTTGGCGAATTGACAATGTTTGCTACTAAAATTCGAGCAACTGCGAATTTGAATGACCAGTCTTCCAAAAAGTTTAACTTTACGGCTACGCGGAAATTGCCTGTGTATGATTTAAACAACCAAACGTGGAGCAGCGAAACAGCTACTAGAAATCCAATATGGGCGTTTTGCGACGTAGTGAGAGCTAATTATGGGGCTAATTTATCAGACGATATTCTTGACCTAGAAAGTTTAGTAGCTTTAGCGAATGAACTCGATTCAGAAGGCATAACGTTCGACAACATTTTTGACACTAAAATAACCGTTTGGGAAGCTTTGAAAACTATAGCTCGGTCGTTTAGAGGTGTACCGTTGTTAGATGGGTCGTCAAAAATTTACATTCATAGAGAAAAGCCAAAGCCTCTAGTCAACCATATCGTGACACCTGACAGAATTGTTGAGGGTAGTTTCGAAATGAATATCGACCTGAAAAAGGTTGAAGAATACGATAGCATTCTAGTTGAGTATTTAGACACCGCAACATGGAAAGTTGAGACTGTGCTATGCTCTTTTCCAAGCGTTCCAGTTGTTAACTCAGAGACAGTAACTTTGGTCGGCGTTACTAATAGAGATCTAGCATACCGCGAAGGCATGTACATGCTTGCTAGTAAAAAGAAAAGGAGAGAAGAAGTCACTTTTAAGACTGGCTTAGAAGGCTTTTACGTGTCGTATGGTGACAGAATCCGGATTGATTTTCCAACGTTTGGCATAGAAGGAACTGATAGCGGGTTGGTCGAGTCTATAAGTTTTGATGGATTAACTATAGAGCTTTCTAAAAAAGTTATTTTGGAAGCTGGGAAGGACTACAGGATATTTATAGCCTCAGGCGACGGCTACCTAAACGCTGTTTACACGGTGTCGACAACTAACGCTACGACATCAACAATCGAACTTGCGTCTGCTGTAGATCAGAATGTTTCAATTTATGCTGGGGCCTCTTTACCTATCTTTATGCTTGGAGAAGCAGCAGCGTTTGGTAAAGATTATGACATAACCGGGTTGAGAAAGTTACCAGATGAAGACGTTGTAGAAGTGACCGCGTTAGTTTATGATGACACTGTGTTCGATTACGATAATGCTTCCGCTCCACCTATAGGAGAGACTGGTTCTTTTTATCCAACTCCATCGTTGCCTACTATTTCAGGAATTGAGATTTTCAACATTGCTGGGTCAACTTACAGAATTTCTTGGAACTCTACTGCTGGTGCAACTCAGTTTATTGTTCAGACGGTAGGTATTGCGAACGCACAAGAAGATCAGTGGGTGACGGCAGCTATCACTGAGTCAACTTTTATTGAGCTTGAAGTTTTAAGTGACAACCTATACGTCCGGGTCGCAGGGTCTAACACAGGGCAAGGAGCTTGGGAGTACGCTCAAGAATTGATCAGCGGTGGCGTTCGAGTCACTGCAGCAAACGCGAATGAGACTCAATCCAATCGAGTAACGGTCTCAGGAGACAGACGAATAACACTAGTAGACTAATAAAATGGCAGACAATACAATTGGAGATTTACCTTCAGAGACTTCGGTCGATAGATCGACGGCTCTTATAGAAGTAGAAACAAACACACCAGCTTCTCGAAAAATGACAATAAGAGATGCTTCCGGCGTCGGGTGGGTTTATTTAAAAGACTCTAATTACACGTCGTCTTCTATGCTGTCTGTAAATAACACAATCGTACAATTAACTAATGACGAACTTGGTTCTGGAACAGTTACAACGTACGCACCGAAAAATGCAGCAGGCTCCTCACACTCGCTATGGTCTTCGAATCGAATAAACGCTGCAACTGTTGGGGACGTTTACACTTTACGCGCAGATTTTAAAGCCGTAACTACAACACCAAGTGCTTACTTTGATTTACGAATTGACGACGGAACCGCAACGCCAAACTACATTATCCAGCATCTTTTTCCGATGACTAAAGGCACTGGTACGGTACACGAATTTAGCGTCAGCTTTCCAATTTTTGCTGATGCAACTTTTGTAGCTAACGGGGCAAAAATTATGATCGACTCGTCAATCTCTAACGCCAATCTTAGCGTTTACGACATAGCGTTTTTTATAAAAAGAGACTACGCTGTGGGTCTTTAATTTCTCCCCAGTCTCTATAAGAATCGACTTTCGACGCGATGCTATTTACAAAATCTTGCTTTAACCTTAGATTGCCAGCAACATTCCAGAAGTAGTCTCCGTCGTCAGCATACTGGCAGCAAATATCCCAAGCTTTTAAATCGTAATTGTCGCAAGAATCGAAAGGTGAAAAAACTTTAGACGCGACAGACTGCTGGAAAGCTTTATGGTACGAGAAAAGAGTTGATGCGCCTTTTTCGCCTTCTTTAATATTTCTAGCGACCGCTACGCCATGAAGCTGGCAATCCGGGAAGCCGATTTGAAGTCCTCTATTAAGTACACCAGTAGAGGTTGCACACCAGATAGCGCCAGGATTGTGCCCAGCGGATTGCAAACTTTCGCATGTGTTAACTACCGCGGCTGTTACTTGAGGATGCCTGAGGCCTAACGGTACAAAAAAGGCTTTGTTCTGGTCAGCCCACTCTTTCGCAATTTTGTTAAGATTGGGCATTGCGGCTATTCTATAGAAATGAGGCTCGCAACCGTTAGCTATGCACCAAGCCTGGTGTTCACTGACTTTTTTAGATGACGGCATAAAAAGGACCAGTTTTTTCTTGTACTGTTTGCAAAGCCAGGTTAAGGATATGCCAGCAAACCCGAATCTTGGCTGGACGTAGACAATAGTTTTGTGCGGGCAGTTTTTTATCAACATTTCGCCAAATCTACACTTGGATCCTACAGCTATTTCGCTCTCGTCTACCACGTTTATTTTTCTGCCGTCCTCGAGCAAAAAAGTTTTTACGGTCGGAATATCAAAACTAGACTGAAAACCTCGGCACATAGCGAGGTAGTCTTCTCTGCAGAAGTTGTCTAAGTCTTGATTTCTTAAGCTTTTCGTATGGTTGTTATGAGCCATGGTTTACGATTGATCCAAGGATGTCTGAAAATTGCCGGCCTTTAGGGTGATCTTTTACTAAAGAGTTATTTAAAAGCGACTCTTTGTGCTCTTCGTAGCCTTTTTTCGGTAGGTAGTTTTCGACGTAACGTATGTAGTCGCAGACAACGTCTTCCATATCGTAGGGAGTATTGACTGAGCCGGTCGCTTTAATTAAATGCCTGATGGCAACGTCGTGTAATTTTTGGCTTTTGAAACGGTGACCGAAAATCAGTTCTAAAGCCTCTATGGAGTTTTTTCCTAAATATACATCTGAATCCGGATTCACTTTTTCCGGAAAATACTCAGCGACATCTATCACAAACGCCGTTAAAACAAACAGGAACCTTTTTATGCCGTTTCTTTTATGCCAGTCTAAGCAGAAATCAACTGCATCGCAAATACTTGACTGGCCAAGCAAATCTAAAAAATCTGCAAAGTCTGAAACAATCGGCTCAAGGTATTTTGTAAAATAGACTTGACTACCTTTTTTGTACGGAGGCTCCGGCTTTGGGAAAAGTGGTGTCTGATTTCCCAAAGTAGTAAACATTGGCTTTTTGTATGTGATAAGAAAATCCACCCACTCGGATGAATTCTGGCACGACTCTAGCATGTCAAAGATGCAAGAATTCCTATAGCCGTGGTCATGCTCAAAACTTGCACCGGATCCGGTTAGCCTGTGAATCAAAAACACGGTCAGAGTTTCCTTAAAAGTTTTTCCTCTCATCAAATGCATTTTGCCTTTACGCATTATGTCCTCAAGCACATTGCTGAACCCGGCACATCTCCGATGGACGCAGTCATAGATGGGAACCGTATCCATGAGGGGATCACCGACAGGGTGTTTACCTTCCTCTAAAAGCTTTGCTTTAGAGAAGTATTGCAGAAAGTCGTCGTAGTATTTAGTTGTTTTCATTGATTACGTGCTGAAGAATGTAATTTACAAACGTAGTAGAATAGGAGCAAGGTGCCAAATGGACACTTTGCTTAGCTTCCATTTGGCTTTGAAGTAAAAAGCCTTCGTCGTCTACTTTTAGGTGGTCCCACTCTTCTAAATGGACTTGCCCAGACTTTCTTAGTTTTTTAAAGATAGATTTGCACTTACTTACCCAATATCGGCGGAGCATTTTACGATTTTCAGCTGAGCCTAAAAAATTATGCCCTTTATATTGTCCTGACTTTGGTATTTTGCGATCTTCTGTCTCAATAGGTAGAGGCATGACAAGTTTTACAGCTTCACAATACCCTAAAACAATCAAAGCTTCAACCTGCCAAAGCAAATGTTTAAGCAAAGTGTCAATCGCTTTCAAAGGATCAGTGAATTTGCAGATGTGGAAGCGTAAGTCGATGTTTCCAAAATACAACACGAGCTTTTCGTAAGGATCATGGCGTAAAGGAATTAAGTTTTCAAGGCCGATTTTTAGGGCTCCGTGCAATGTTTTGCCATCCATCCTGCGTATGTTTGCACCAGGCTCGTATACTGACAAGCTGTGCGAGTCTCCTAGCACAAAAGTTTTAGCGGCTGGGATAAAATCCCATGTTGTCTTAGAATCGATTTTTCCGTCTAACGCAAAAGGCTCTAAGTTTCTTTTGAGGGCTAGATCTTTGTAGTCTGGGCATTGGGCAATCGTGTCGACAAAAAGGCATGAATCTTTCGCCCACCTAAAAGTTCTAACTCTCGCCTTTAGTGCTTCAGAAACTCCCCCGAATAAATTCCAAGTGCCGGCTCTAAAATTTACCCCTTCAGTCAAAATGACTCGGTCGAAATCCGCCCAATGTTCACCCCCTTTCGCGACTTCCACAGTAGAGCCGTATTTATGCTCAGCCATGCTTTTAAGAACATACGTCCATCCTGCATTGTGAGAAGTTAGTCGCGTAGGAGGATTTTGCAAAACTCCCGCTAAAAGTATTTTGTCTTTGCTCATAGTTTAAAATGCTGTTGCCATATAGTCAAACATTTGTTGCCAATTAGAATTTCCGGAAAGTCTTATCTCTAGACCTTTCAAAAAAGTGCGTATGTTCAAGTCACCAATCTGGTCGGCTTTAACTTCTAAGAAATCAAGCACTTCTTTTTTGACTTGCCCATCTATCTCTGGGCGAATTTTCGGTGAAATAAACTTGATGCGGTCAATTTTTTCTTGAGGAGACATGCTGACATCTACGTACAAAGCTCTGCTTAGTACGGCTTGGTCTAGTTTAGAAAGCGGTAAGTTAGAAATAAAAATGATTTTTCCTTTAAATTCAAAAGTTTCAGGAATTCCGTCATCTCCTCTTGAAGTCATCCATGAGAGCTTTCTTACATCGTAGCTATCTAAAGCACCTTTGAGTAATGAAACAGCTGTCTGGTCTTGCCACACGCTATCCGTGTCGTCAAAAATTATGATCTTGTCTTGGTTTGTAAATAGCAGCCTATATAAAGATTTTGGCGTTGTAAAACCTTTGACCATTTTGTAGTCAATTTCTTCTTGAAAGCCAGCTTTATGTAAACGTCCGAGAACTGTGTAGGTCTTTCCGAGCCCACCGCTGCCTGAGATAATTGCCGACTTACTTTCCCCTAAAGCAACCATGTCGACAATGTTTTCTATAAATTCAAATCTTTCGTTAATGTGATAAAGACTTTGTTGCGCCGGCTTTGCACTAAAATTAGAACTATTTATTGGCTTCCGGTAAATCCTTTTGTCGCCGAAAAGCACGACCGCGTATTTGCCGCACGGCCTCCAATCTTGAAAAATCGCACTGACGATTTCGCCATTGACTTTAACTTGAACTAAGTCTCCTGCTTCCATATTTTTATTCTCCGAAGTTTTTAGCGAAAAACTCGCGGAGCGCACCAGGCGAAACGACGCTAAGATCAGCGACGGCTTGAGCACTCTTCTTTGTTATGTAGTTTCCGACTAGCCGGCCGTTGACAGATATTGACCAGCCTCCCTTGTTATTTTTTCGCACGTTCATAGGTTTTAAATGGAATTAAAATACTTTAAACATATGCTAATTTCATAGCTATAAGAGCAATAATGATTGATAAGCATAAAATATAGTCAAGCCTTGTTATATAGTTTCCGACTAGCCGGCCGTTGACAGATATTGACCAGCCTCCCTTGTTATTTTTTCGCACGTTCATAGATTTTAAATGCGCGGTTCGCTGCTAACACTAAACCCACGTGTTTTAATTCCGCGCCGACCTACTTTGTCACATTTAAAACAGCTTAGCGGCTCAGTTAAATTGCGCAATTCTGAAATAGGCGCATCCCACGTTTGATGAAAGTCTGAAATATAGTCAAGCCTTGATATGTAAGAGCATTGCACTCTCAAAGTCTTAGAGGGTGAAAGATCGGACCCTAAAACTTTTATAAAGTCAGGGATTGTAGCGTTACCATTTTTAAGGCGCTCTTTGTGGCAATCTTTTAAAGTCAATAGTTGTCCAGGTTTGTAGTCTGTTTCCATAGTAGTTCTTAGTAGTTATTGGTTGGTGACGATTTTGACTATAGATGCTTTTTGCTACTTGTAAACAATAAAAACTAAAAAAGTTTTAAAGTATTTTTGTATGCTTTTAAAGACTCAGCTAACGCGAGCTCACCAAGCTTCTTTTTTCTTAGTGAATCTACTACAGCAAAATCGACCGTCTTTTTACACAAAATTCTGTAAACTTTAGGAGGAAACTTCTGACCTTTACGCGCTACGCGCCTATTTCCTTGTCCGTAGTACTCGCCAGAATGCGTCGGAGTAGTCCAGACAACTGTACTACCGCCGTGCTGTAGGTTAAGACCATGGGCAGCTGATTTCGGATGAGACACGAGGTATGGAATCTTGCCGCTATTCCATTGCCTCTCTAAGTTTTTCTGTTGCTCTTGAGTTTTGGCTGAAGATATTGCGATTGAACCTGGTAACTCTTCAAGAAGTCTTTTTTGCTCCTCAATAAAATTACAAAAAACCAGTAGGGGAGATTTTTCTTTCTTTTTGATAGCTTTTACAGCGTCTATTTTAGAGTTGTGTAAAAACTGCGCCGTGCGGTCATCGTTTTCTGTTAGAGAATAAAGGCAACCGCTCGTAATTTGCAAGAGCTTGTCTTTTAACACCGCCTTATTTGGGGCAAAAGCGTAATCACCAGAATCTTCATCTAGCAAAGCAAAAAGATCTTTTTCGAGTTTCTTATAAAGGCTTCTATGTTCGGATGGTAATTCGATTTCGTAATCAATTTCCTGAATGTCCGGCAAGTCTATATAGTCTTCTGTGGAAAGCATAACGCAAAAGCTTTCGATTTTTTCTTTGATCGCTTTTTCAGCCCAGGGCAAAGGCTGCCAGTCTCTTTTATGGTAATCTAAAGCCTCAAAGTATCGGCTACGGAAAGCGCTAAACGATTTACCTAAGGCTTCGCCCTTATCTAACATTCTAATCTGGCCAAAAAGTTCTAGTAGAGAGTTAGGGTTAGGGGTACCTGTCAAACCCCAACGGTGTTTTAGCTTAAACACATACGGCCTTAAAAGCTTTGCGGTTTTAGACTTCGGATTTTTCAAAAAAGTCAGCTCGTCAAATATAACAGCGTCAAAAGGCCAGTTTTTAACCTGTTTGCCTTTCAGGAAGTCAATAATTTTGTGGCAGCTTTCGTAGTTGATGCAGTAAATGTGCGCTGATTTTTCTTCTAATGCTTGCCAGCCTTCTTTAGTTCTTAGGTTAACAGCTCGCATCCATGAAAAGTTTTCGAAATTTAGATGCTCGAATGGCCAATTCATATTGTTTACTCTGAGAGGTGAAAGAACTAACACACCTCTAATCTCTAAGTCGAGTAGCTTTTCGGAGACGACGCTTAAGCAAGTAGCCGTTTTTCCGAGGCCGCACCCCATAAACAAGCCTTTGCCTTGGTGGCTTTTATCTCTTAGAAGACTTTCGCCAATTTTTTGGGCAGGGTCAGGTACATATTTCATCTATAAATTCTTTTACTTCTTCGAAGCTCTTAGTCAAAAGAGTTCTGATTTTTCTTTTGTTTAGCAGCGATATTCTGTATTGTTGCAGAGGTCTAGCTTTAAGATTCTTAAGCTTAGGTGACTTAAACTCAATGAACGCCACTATTCCGTTAGGGGCAATTAAAATTCTGTCCGGTACGCCGGCATTTGATGGGGATTCAAATTTCCATAAAAGGCAATTTTTCGATTCGGCGTATTTTTTAGCTTTCTTCTCAAGCTCTGATTCAGTCATTTACGCTTCTAAGCCGATCGCCTCGTAGATTTTCTTTCTTCTTAAGGAAAGCATGCGGCCAACGATTTTCTTTATTACGTTTTTTCTTTTTTGGCCTCCTAATTCTAAAACTAGCAAATGCTCAAGATCTTTTTCAGAAGGTCCATTCGGTGGGTCGATCATTAAAAGCTCAGCAAGCTTTGTGTATGAAGTTAGATGAGGCCTTAGTCTTTGCGCATCTTTAAAAGAGACCCTACCGTTCGAGTTTGTTAAGAGCTCTGCCAAATTGGCGTTAGTGGTTTGCGTGCGGCTAGGTTTGCGTTTGTTCATCATTTTACATAGTATTTAGTCACTTTTCCTTCAGCTAATACAGGCAACCCTTTAGCCCATTCAGGAAGTTCAGATAATAAAGAGCAAAATTGCTCGATAGATTGGCCAAGTTCTGGGTAAGCTATCGCCAACCCTTGGTCGTGGATAAGTGTGCTAATGCAATAACCCGATTGCTCTGAATTGCAAGAGCCAAAAGCCATTATGTCAGTTGCAACGGCTTGCGTGCAGTTTTCTACAAGCTTGCCGCCGAAGGTTCCTATTCTACCCCAACCGCCCTTAGGCCTAGGTCCATAAAATGTAATTTCATCCCCAAACTTTCCGGTGTTTTCAATCTTTGGTCTAGGGTAGACTAAAGCCCGACCACTAGGTAATTTGCAGACGAGAAAAAGAATAGAAGAAACTTTGACGACAGTGTAGGTCAAATGCTTGCCCGCTCTAAACGTAATGCCTGGCTTTGCTATTGCCGATCTAGCCGCGTGCTCACAAGCGTACCAAAGTGAAACGACTTTGCTGTATTTTGACCTGTACGCTTGGACCGCTCTAGCGCAAAGTTCTTCATCTAAACTTTGGCCGTAGCCTTCGCAAGTTATTTTAAACTTATCTTTTCCCATGCCGAACCCGCAGCCCAAAACTGCTTGCTTTCCTACAAAGCGTTCGATTGTGCTTTCGTCTCTTTTCTTAGCGTCAAGTTGCTCCTGCTCAGTAGTCCCTGGAAAAATCTTAAGGCACATTTTTATGTAAGAATCTTGACCTTTTTCAAATTCTTCTAAAGCATCTTTTTGGCCAGCTAACCAGCAAACGACGCGAGCTTCAATGCCGGCGTAGTCAGCGTCAAATAAAACGCGGCCGTCCTTTGGCTGAATGAAATGTCTTATGACTGACGCAATGGTCTCAAAACAATCACCATACATCATTTCTATGTTCTCTCTAGGCTCTAAATTGCAAATCATCTCGTAAGCATGAGCGTTGTCTTTAGCTTTAAGAATAGGCCTCTTAAAGTTTTGTGTTTGAATAAGACTTCCGGACCAACGCCCTGTCCTAAACGCCCCGTAGTACTTTAGAGTCCCTCTAACATAGCCGTCAGGGCAAGCGCATTTAAGCATAGATGTAACTTTTTTGACGGCGGCAAATCCTAGTTTTCTCCGTATACGTAGAGCCCTTATGAGTTTTTTATCTTTGCACCAAACAGTGTCGCTAAGCGCTTTTCCGGTATGCTCAACGTCCATTGACTGGTAAGGATAACTGTGCTCAACGAAAAAGTTTTTTAGTGCGACATTTTGAGAAGGTCTAAGCTTCGTTATTTCAACAAACTCTTTTTCGAGGTCAGAGTTTACGCTATCAATAATTTTTTGGGCATGCTGCAGAGCTTCAACATTTACCGGCACTCCTCTAAGATTTGTTCGATTTGTGAACTGGAAAGCTTTCAAGTCCATATTTTTTAGGCTGAAAGGCCGCAAACACTTCTCGACTTCCATTTCAGTTTTTACGTCTTGGCGGCAGTATTCAATAAACTGAAGAAATTTTTCAGGGTGCTCTTCGGGGGTATTTCTGAAATGGGGGCCTTTTTTAGTAGGCTTTGAGAAAAAATTGATGAGCCTTTTCCCAGTGCTGTCTTTTTGCTCGACGAGTTGAAGCTCTTTAGAGATTTTGTCAAGGCTAGCCGGTAAAGCGGCTTTCATAGCCATCGCCATTGTGCATCTCCATTGATGGATTTTAGGCTTCACGACGCCTACTGATTTTTCTAGGAGGTATTCACAAATGGCTATTTCAAATGTCACGTTGTGTGCATAAACTTCGACGCTTTCATCTTCCCACATCTCCATAATCTGGATGGCTTCTGAGTCAGACTGGCCATATTGGTTAGGCACCCAAACGTAAGGCTCGCCGTCGTTTAATGCAACAGCCGCCATCAGTATTTCGGTCGAACTGTCGGCGGCATATCTGTAAGCCCCCAGCTTTATGTCGCACTCGGAATAAGTTTCAAAGTCTATGTGTATAGTTGTTGGCATTATTTTTCGTATTTTTCTTTGCCGACGTCGAAAGTAGTAGAGGGTGCTTTCCGGCCTCTTTTGCGCCAAAAGTGCTTTTCACCTTGCTCAACTAAACGCTTAAGGTCAGTCATCGACTTGTCGTATTTTTTAGGCTTAAAGCCTGATTTCTTTTTGCGGCCCATAAGTTTTACTGATTGAGGAAGTTAGTTTTAGAACGCGGAATGGGTATTGGCGGCGTTGTGTCTGAATCATATATAATCGGCTTATATTGGATTAGTGTGGCGTTACAATCTGAACAAATCACAATGCCCCACTTCACAAGAGTTTTATCATCATCTTTGCTTACGACATTTGAGTTGATTTCAGACAAAAATTTAAGTTGGTCTAGTAAATTGATTTTGCCGTGAAGTTCTATCTTTTTAGTTTTAAAATTTAGTGTGATGTTTTTATTTATTTGAACCCTATCAGATAATAGTTTATTTGCAGGTATTGCTGTAGCTGCTACTATACCTATCAAAGAGGATATAAATTTTCTTCTGTCCATTTTTCTTTTTGCGGCCCATACTATAAAAATTAAGCGGCAGGAACATAAAAATTTATGCTCCTGCCGCAGTTAACGTCTAGCCTAGAATATCTGCATCTTCGAATTCTGCTTCAGCAGCTCCGAATTCTACTTCAGCATCAACTGAAGCTGCGCCAAACGGCTCACCATCGCGCTCAAATTGCACAGCGCGTAGTTGCGCATTGATTCGCTTTCCATAGTCGTTGTCCTGCGCCCAGATTTGAAACGTGGCATTGACATAGCATCCCGCGTAAATGACGTCATCGTCTTCTACTATAGGAGTCAGCTTTTTGTCTACGACTACTGGCCGCTTTGTTGTCGACGCGTTAATAAAAACCATGCTATCGTCATAGCCATCATATTCATCCTCCTTAATTTCTCCATCTTTAAGAAAAATTTTGTCGGCTGCGAGCTTAGGGGCTTTCTTAGGCCACTTTTCAGCTATTACTTTTTTGATGGCTTCTTTGATTTCTTTAATTTTTTCTGCGTGCTCTTCCTTGTCAAGAAGAAACGCCGCAGAAAATTTCTCACCACCGGTTTGGCCTTTAAATCCTTCAGGTTTGAAGAGCTTAGGGAATGACAGGCGGACGTTGTTCAGTTGTATTTTCATAGTATTATGCTTTTGTGCTTTTGTGCTTTTGTGCTTTTGTGCTTTTGTGCTTTTGTGCTTTTGTGCTTTTGTGTTGTTAGTATAAACTTGGCAGGATTGCCAAGCTTAAAGTCATTAGTGGTATTCGGCAAACTCTTCGCTCGCATTAATGTGATTAATGTCTTGCCTAACGTCTTCTTGTTTGGCAAGTTGAGGTTTACCTTTAGGCTTGTAAATAAGATCTTCAAACCCGTTTGGCTGTTTCTTTTTAGCTTTATCAAAAAGCTTTTCGGCTTGACTTGGAGATATTAACTTAGGTGGCAAAACTTCATCTTTTTTGAAGCGCTGGCGAAGAAACTTTTCAGCTTTTTCAGGATCTTCCCAAGTTCGTCTTGAAGGTCCCTCCACAATTTTATAGCCTGCCGTTTTGTCGCCTGCATTGACGACGTTAAAAAGATGCTTACCGACTGAGTCGAGGTATTTTGAAAGATCTTTAGAAATTTCAAAAATCGCGGTTATGTTTTCTAGGCTAAGAGAATCTATAGAAGGCAATTCAATTTTTTCATTAGATTCAATTTTTTCTAGAGCGTCAACAGGTAATGGGTTAAGGACCCAACCAGCATGGGCTTTGCAGAAAGGTTTTGCCGCACAGAACCGGCAAGCTTTTTCAGAAGGAGAAAACTCGAGGTCTTTTCCAGCTAAAATTTTTGCCGCCGTCTCGTAAATGTTTTTTGAGAAATCTCTTAACTCTTTACAAGTAAGCTTCCATTCCCTTACGGCTTCTTCACCGCGGGCTCTCGGTTGAAAAATAGCTAAGACAATCTCAGCATCATCGTCAAACACAATCACGTTTTCTCGAAGAAATTTAGAAAGCATAGACATTGCGTAGATGGTCATTTGAGTATTTTCAAACGCGCCAACTGAAATGCCGGCACCGTACTTAAAGTCAATAACGACAAGCCGATTTGCGCCTAGTATTGTGCAGTCAGAGTAGCCATGGGTGACGTGAGCAATATCCTTGCCGCGATACCTTTCGTCCGAAGAAAGATACCAAGGCTGCAGCTTAGCTTCAACGTAGATCTTATCTCCTGGCTTTCGCATTGACTTTACATAGTCGCAGTAATTTTTAACGTGCTCAGCCATTTCTTTGTCTTCAAAAGATCCGTAGTCGTATCCCACCAGTAAAGATTCGGCGGCTAAGTCATGAGCTAGTGTACCTTCTTCTGCGTAAACCGATGAATTGTCCTCGTCTACAATCTTGTCTTTGTTTTCAAGGATAAATTTAGGACTTGCGGTACACTTAAGCCACCTAGACGAAGCTGATGGCGATATTTGTAGAATGTCCTTCATGATTAGCCTAAGTTCTCAATCATACTAGCCACATCGGCGTAATCTTTTTTGTCGATTTCTGAAAGTGTTTCAGCCCCGAATTTAGCCAATACGCCTCGAACTTCGTCCGACCTGTTTGCTTTGATTAGTACTCTGGCAAGAGCTCTAATATCTCCTAAAGTTACGACCTTTTCTTCGACCTTTTCTTCGACCTTTTCTTCGACCTTTTCTTCGACCTTTTCTTCTCTTCGACCTTTTCTTCGACCTTTTCTTCGACCTTTTCTTCGACCTTTTCTTCGACCTTTTCTTCGACCTTTTGTAGCGTTTGAGCCTGGTTAGAGGACTGAGAAATAGCGTCCAGAAGTTGGAGGTTTGTCGCAGTGTTTTCTGCTATAACTTCACGCAATTTTTTGATTTCTGATTCTAGTGACATGGTTGTATTTAGTTGTTTAGTTAGCAATTTGCATCAGTGTGATGCCGTAAAATTTGGCGAGATCAAATGCTTTTGTGTCTCTTTCATATTCTTCGATGTAGTAAATTTCTTTTATGCCATGCGCAATCATTAGCTTCATGCATTCTACGCACGGAGATAGCGTGCAAGCGACGTAGTGCACTTCTCCTAGTTTACACCTAGCTAACATATTAGCCTCGGCGTGGATAACGTATGGAAGTCGCCCAGCGCGGTCTAGCCAAAACGACTCACTGACTTCTTTACCAGGCGCTAATCCGTTGTAGCCGGTTGAAACTATTCTGCCGTCTTTTGATAAGCCAACCGCGCCAACTTTTCTATGAGGATCTTCTGACCTCAAAGCACAGACTTTAGCGATTTCTAAAGCGTATTCAATTTTGCTAATTCTGTTCATGATACAAAGATGAGTGCGTGTTGCCATCTCTTAAGTCTTTAAGATCTTGATGAAAGTCTGAAGGGAGTTCTTGTGACCACGTGAGAGGGTTTAAAACCGGATGAATCGTGTCAGATGAAAAAGAATCAATCACTTTTTGAGCTTTTTCAGCGTCAGATTCGTACAAATGCTGACTTGCCGCGTTTAGGTATAAATTGCCTAAGCTAATAGAATCGCTATTGCTTAGGCTCAAGCGGATGTAGTTTGCAACGCAGCTAAAGTTAAAAACATCGTAAACCCAACCCAGCCAGATGTCGCTAGATCTCATATTGGCGATGCAGTGTATTTTGCCGTCTCTAATTAAAAACTGCAACGACACTGTGCAAGGTATATCTTTGCTTGGTCTTGGGTTAGGCCTCCATATTGACATGACTGCTTGCCGACTAAGAGGATCAGAATTAAGGCAGTCCACACAATATCTGATTTGCTGTACAACCATAGGGCCATAAGCTCCATCGAACCGGACGCCGTCATCAGAGAATTTTGCGATAGGCTTACAGTAAGGAACAATGTCTTGTGCCATGTTACTGCCCCAAAGAATCCAATAAGCTTCTCCATACATGAAAGTATAGTTCATTTTGCGTGCTTTGATTTTCACTATAGGATCTGACATGTCAACTACTGAAGTGTGGTTGATTATTTCCCTAGTTTCAAAGTTTCTTGGACTAGTTTTCTTCGCTTGCAGAAGCCGGTGTAGCGTAGAAAGCCAAACGGAGTCTGTTTTATGTGTGTTGCTATATTTGCTCATAAAGGCGTCCTTGTAAGTATGGGATAAAATTCTGAAATGACTTTTCAAAAATTTCAGATTCGAAAAAGTATTTTGTGACAATCTTGTTCGGAAAAAATTTAGCGAGTCTGCTTTGTTGGTCAAAAAGATCTATATAGTTTTGGTAAACTCGTAGATACAGTTCGTCATCGTAAGGATGGTCAAGATCTACATTCTTTTTATGCTGCTTTAAAGCCATATTTTGTCCGGAAAGATGAAAGCAAAAAACAAAATGAGGATTTAGGTTGGCGCATTTTTCTGCGATTTCACTGACATCGGTTAAACTGACTCCTCTAAGTTCTGAGCCGTAACAAAACTCAGATGGCCAAAAGCGGTCTAGCACTACGCTTTTTCCGTTAGCTAAGTTTTCTGCAACATTGTCTAAAGCGTTTTGAAAGTAATCACGCACGGTTTGCTTTGGCGATAGGTTTTTTGTAGAAGTCATGTGCCAATATGCGGCATCGTAATGCTTCGCTAATCGATTAGCCAAAGTTGTTTTACCTAAAGCGTCGCAGCCTTCAACAATAATAAATTTAGGGTCGCTATGAATAAAACTGCTATGCGATAAAAGGTCAGAAAACTCAGGAGCTTTCCAGCCTTCAGGTTTAACTACATCTAGCTTAGAACCTCTTTTCGAATCGCTAGCTTTGTTAGCCCTCACTTTAGACATATTGGCGGTGTGTACCCTATTCCAGGCCTCATCAAAAGGCAACCCTTGGATGTGGGCACGCCCTAAAGCGAAATAAATTAGGTCAATCAATGCGTCAAGTTGGCCTTCAAGATCACCAACTGCACAAGCGTCGGCCCATTCGTCAAATTCTTCTCGTAAGGCTTTTAGTGCAAATGAGTGTTCTTCTTTAGATAAAAACCGGGCTTTGTGGTGTTGTTGCAGCCCAAATTTTGTATGGAATTCTGATACGTCGTCAAGTAGTTTGTTCATGGTTTAACAATTTTGAAAGTGTGGTAAGGTGAGTATGAGATTTCTTTACCTGCTACGCAAGTTACGACTTCCCGCTTAGTGTCATTTTTGTTGATTTGTAGCGTGGCTTTGTTAACAAGTTGCACCACATCACCGGGCTTCAAGTCTTTTCCTTTGACAAAAATTACAGAGCTCATTGGCTAGTCCTCCATTTCGTAAGCTTGAATAATAATTTCGCCGGCTGATACGCTTTGCCTAAAGCCGAAGCCGTTTAGCTTTGCAAGATTTTGGATCGCTTTGCAAGTAAAGTATCTTGTTGAGCATTTCAGTTTGTCAAAGTTGCCTTTTTCTTTATGCCAATCAGCTACTACTTTTTCTAACGCACTAAACTTGACCCCATCAAAGCAGGCTTGCAGTACTGTGTAAGACAAAGTGCCTTCACGCGGCATCTTAGAGATTTGCTGAGGAGCAAAAACAAGGCGCATTTTACGGCCTTTTTTGGCTGGTCTGCCTGGCGCAGGAGTTTTCTCTTTTTTACGGTTTGCCATATTCTCTGCTTGTTTTTTAATAGACGCTAAACGTCGCAGCGCAGTTGCTTTATCGCGAAACTTTTTAACTTCAGGTTGCCCTAAGCTTTTCGCGTAGTTATTGTGTTCTTTAGTTAGTTCTGTAGTGGTCATGGTTGGTATAGTTATTTGCTACGGTAAAAAATGTGGTTGCCGATTTGTACGGTTTTAGTCATAGAGCTGACCCAGTATGGAGTTATGTCGTACCGCTCAAAATGATCTGCGCCTAGCGTATAGTTTGTGCGCGGCTTCATCGCTATTAACATAGCTTGTTTATACTTAGGATGAGATTTAGCTCTACATATTATAGAGTCTATGCACGGACTATTCCAGCATGAAAACTGTTTTGGCTGCAAGCATACACCTTTTGGAGAAAGTCCTCTGAGTTTAGCTCTTTCGTGTATGACTTCGTTTACGGCGTACATCGCCCTCGGATCTGATTCTCCACCAGCTTCTAGAATTAAAGTAGTTGCGACAAATTCAATTTGAGTAAAATAAAGCGGAGCCGCCACACAAAAAAATAAGACGGATAAAAGAAAGAGAAAGAAAAAGTAAGCTTTCATGCGTGGTCCTTTCTAAGAAACTTCGATCTTAACTAGCTCTTGTAGTCCTTGCACTGACGGTGCTAACGACGAGGCGCACATTGAAGGGAAAAGCTCGTAAGCTTCGTTCATCGCAGCCGAGATATAAGCGAATTTGTTAATGATCAGGAACTTCCGATACCCTCCTTCTGAATCTGTTACTCGTAAAGATTCAACACCTCGTGAATTGATAAAGTCTTCGATTTCTGCAAGAATCGCGTCTTTGGCTTTTGGTGATTTCATAATAGTTCTTAGTAGTTATTAGTTGGTGACAATTTTGACTTTAGCGGGTTTTTTGGCAAAGTAAACACTAAAAACTAAAAAAGTATTAGAAAAAGTCAATTTCTTCTCTACTTATTTTTTCTTGCATGTATTCCTCAGCCAGATTTGCGAGTGCCGCCGCGTCTTGAGAGTACTTTTTGCCTATGAAAACCGTGTACCTCTCTTTGTTTAGCCTCATCCTTTTATATTTAAATAGACCTTCTTCGTCTAATATAGCAGACAACCTTTGTGGCTTTATTTTGCCGTGGCCTTCTAATTCTACGGCGGCGTCAAGCATTTTTAAGATGACGATTTTATGCGACACAAGAGGATTGTCTGCATCTCTTAGGATTTCTCTGACAATTGCCACATCATTTCCAGCACTGGCCTCGACTAGCGATTCTAGATACGTCGTTGAAGGAGCGTGGCCATTGGCATCAAAGTCGTCGTCGATTTCCCACGTCTCAAAGAAGTGCCTTAGCCCACCTGCTTTTAAGCTCAGCATTTTAAAAAATTCTTTGAAGTAGTTTTCTCCTAAAGCTTTTGATCTGCTCCTTTGTCTGTATCCGGCTTTCGAGTACAAAATACCGCCGCTCGCTGTCAGTCAAAGCTAAACTGTCTTTGTGATTTGTGAACATTAGATAGTTAGTCACATTAACAATGTTCTTGACGCTTTCAAATTTTTCGTTTAGACTAATCACATCATTTGAAATACAGGGTTTGAGTTTGTTCATAACCTCGTACCGGTTTTTGCCAGCAACCCGGATCTCTTCTAAGGTTACAATCTGCGCTCCGCTAGCCCAATCATTAAAGCTACTACCTAAAAGAACTGAAGCGTCCACAGATTTGACGTGGTTGCGACCAAGGACGACCTGCATAGCTTGAGCGATTGCAGTTTTACCACAACCTTGGCAACCTTGCATTAAAACGCCCCAACGGATTTTGTGGCCTGGGAATTGTACGTGGTAAGCCAAGAAGTCCATGAGGACACTGACGTATTCGGGTTCGGCAATCAAGTGTTTGAGGTGGTGCAAAAAGATTTCACCTGCTTCTTCGGAGTCTTCAGGCTTTGGCTCAGGGTACGACCTGACGTAAGTGTTTATGTACTTGACTCCGTCACGCGAAAAGATTCTAGCGTCATTCGGATTTCTAGGGTCATAAGGCGTAAGGTGTAGACTTCTGGAATTTTTAGTAAATTAAGAAGATAGTCCCGGGCACGGACAACAGGCCGAGCGTTCTCTAATGTGTCACCATTTGTACTAAGAACTTCCTTTTCCGGATCACTTTCTGAACCAGTTAAGAAACGGCCGAACCTGTTGTCCGTGCTTTCAGGGACTCATACGCTCTCCCGGTTGATTGTCGGAAAAACTCATTTGCCTCTGCGACATAACATAAGCCTTTTGTCCAACTTTGGACATCACTTTTTTGTTGCTTCTTCGAATTAATCTGATGCTTGGCATTTTTAAGCTCCTTTTTTCATCGTAGTCATCGAAACACGACAACCAAATTCTTTTTTGCACCGGTCAATAAGCATGTTGAGAAGCGACTCTTCTTCTGAAGCAGTCTGAAGCGGAGTGGCAGCGACCCGGACAGGCCCTTCTTTCATGAGCTGCCTTTCGTCTTTAGCCTGAGTCATAATCCAAAGTTTGGTAGAATCGAAACATTTCTTGATGACTTCGTGGCTATCCCAGCCGGCTTCTTGCGCTTTAAAAAGCAGAGTTCTGATTGTCACAGGGTTGCGACCTGCAGCGTGAGGTTTTATGCTTTTCCATTTTGCGAGTGTATCTTCTGAACCTTTATATTTTTCACCTTGGCTAGACCACTCGTCGAACATTTCATAAGCTTCGTCTTCTTGCTCACCGAAAAACTGATGGCGCAACGCAAACGCAGCCTCGAGCCATTGTTGGTAAATCATATCCGGGTCTAACTTGTACAAAGCTCCTTTTGCTACATCTAAACTAATTTCTTCAACAGGAGCTTTAAGAAACTCTAGCGGATTGTTAAAGTGATTGACGACTACCCGTTTTTCGGTCTGAACCTCATTGTGGTCTTGCTCTAAATCTGATTTTTAAAAGCTCTACCGTCTTTCCTAAAATGGATAAGAGGGTGATCAAAATCAGGGTCGTCGCCATGGAAAATAGATGGCAAATACATTGGCTGCACCGCGACCTTCGATTCGCTGTTTAAAGCCGGAAGCCCAATCTGGGCCGCAATCATCGAAATGGTTGTGCGGTAGCTATCTACAGGAATTGAGTCGGCTTCTACTATGATCCGGATTCTCGGTTTTTCTTCTGTAGAACTCGCCGTCTCATACACAGCAAAATTGTAAGGGTCTAGTTGAGCTTCTAAAGTAGCCGGCGTCAGAATAGTACGGCCTCGCCGCATCTGAATTGTCAATGTCTAAACAGATCAACGAAAAGTCTTTCGCAAACTCATACCGCCGTTTTGAATGGTCGGTCACAAATGTACAAGGTACGATGTAAGCAACTTGCTTAAGCTTATTCTGCTCGTCAGCCGAAAGGCTTAAATATCTTTGTTTGCTGACGTTTATTGTAGCAGGAACATTTAAGACTTCATCGACAAGCTGTGTGAAGTTTTTTATAGGTAGACGTGAAGCAGTAGCGAGAGATTTTCCATCTCCTCCAAAGAATTGTTGCGGCATGATTGTATAGGTTTTACTGTTCTTAAGGTGACTAGGATTCCATTTGTATGCAGAAAATTGTGTTCTGTAAATAGCTTTTTTGTCAGTTTAGACT